ACCTTGCGATTCGTTCTGTAGATGCAGAAACAGGAGCAGTTGCAACTATCTATCCTAACCCTGATCTTGCTGCTCCTGCTCCTGCTCCTGCTCCTGCTCCTGCAGGACCCCCAGAGTTTCTTACACCTCCAGAATCTCCTCCTTCAAAAGACATTGAAGAAGGATCACGTGATGGAATTGCATATGAAGAAATTGAAGAAGGTTCAGTTGTAGGACAGATTGTAGGTGAAGGAGGAACGATTGCGATAAACAGTTATTACTTTCCTGAAACATTGACAAGTTTGTGGGGTCAAGGACCATCAAAGTTCTTAGATCCAACTACTCGTAAAAAGATTGTAGATATAAAGTGGTATAAAGCTCACTTAGTTCCTGAAGGAACATTAGGTGGTCGTAAAAAGACCCGTAAGTCCAAGAAGTCCAAGCGTAAGACATTACGTAAAAAGCGAAAGCAAACTAGTAAAAAGAGAAAATATTAACTCTTAATAATGCCTCCAAATAAATATGGAACGGATGGACCAACAGTTGAAATTATCTTTAAAACCTATAAATCATCTGGAACAAGAACGTTATTTCTTGGTGGATTAAAGTTTCATTCATTACCACCTTTTCCTGAAGGAGTTATAGTTCTTATTATATCAAGGAATCCCGAACTGATTACATTACCAGTTCTTCCTGAAGGTCTTATATCACTTAGCTGTAGTAATAATCCAAATCTTACTACGATTACAGGTCCTTGTCCAGAAGCACTTACTACACCTGCATCCTACGTATTTGCAAATTGCCCAAAACTTAAGATTCAACCAAAACCTGATGAAACATGTTGTCAGTTTTTTGAAAGATTTGAGAAATTTGAAAAAGGACGTGATGTTCGTAATGCTCAATTAACAGGTGCACTTACTGGATTACCACATGGAGCTGAAGGTAAGATTGCTAGTATGTTAAGCGGTATTGAAGGTAAAAACGCATATCAACAGTCAGATATGCTTAAAAAACAAGTAGGCATTCAAGGTCCTGATCCAAAAAGAACTCAATATTCAGGTCGTAAGACACTGCGTAAAAAACGAACCCAGATTGGTAAATCAAAGAAATCTCAAAAGAAAACACAATGAGTTCACATCAATGTTCCGCATGTCGTATGTTTATTTACGACACTCTGAGCGTTCCCATTTCAAGAGACGAACTGTACTATGGATATTATAATCTGAAATGTATACCCCCTATGATTCCCGAACTAGTTCCCGAATTTCAAAGACTTGTCTCTAACCATCGGTTTGAGTTGGGACAAGTTCCGTTAAGAAAACATACAACCTATATTGCGATACGACTGATTGAAGAAGGATTAATCAAACGAAAGGGTATTTCGTATCATGGACAAATCTCCAATGGAAAACCATTGATGATGGCTCTTCATTGGATCTATTATTATGTTGAAAAACTCAAACATCTACAATCCATTCATGACAGTCATTCAGGTGGATATAAAGAATCTCCTCCTGCTCCATTACCACCCTATATACTGATGCGATATGAAGATGCGGGGTTTGTCTCGATTAAAGACAAGGGTCTTTAAAGAAGTATGCAGTTCCTTCAACCTAGATATCTTTTTGAACCTCCTGCATGGTTCTATCCTCGCATCTTGGTTGGAGCAGGTGAAATGCTTACGCCTGCATTTTGTTCGAAATATAAAATTACACACGTTATCAATTGCGCATTTCCAGAAGATTCACCTGCTTGGTTTAGAACGCAAAATCCTACGCGTTACGTTGGACTCAGTGCAGAAGATTCAATGACTGTGAATATTCTCACATGGTATCCTGCGTTTGAACAAGCATTATCTACCTTTTTACGTGAACCTAACTCCAATACAGTCTTTATTCACTGTCAATGCGGTATAAATCGCTCTGCGTTCTTAGCGCTGACCTATATTACGACTCATTTTTCAATGCCTTATGATTCTACTTTCGCACTCTTAAAAAAGCAACGACCTTGTATGTTTACAAATCCAGTCTTCAGGAAGCAGACAGAAACACTTGTAAATGGATGTGTTCCGAATTCGTAAAACGAGAGAGGTTGGAAGTACAGGTTCGTCAATGGGAACTTTAGATTCAATTCATCAAGACCAAGTTCGAGGGTTACATACTTCGGACATACAGCGGGATGAATTGACTCTTAAACTTAAGACACTACAACAGCAAAGAGAAACATTGAGTAATTCAACTGAACTCACTGAGATCGTTAAGTGTTCGCAAATTGATAGACAAATTCAAGAAGTTGAAGATGAATTGTCCAAGACGAATCCAGTGGAAGAATACTATATGAAAAACGTAGACATCTTGCTAGACTATTACGGAAAGGAAACCTCAAGTGTTACACAATCTACTCCTCTTCCTAAAGACGCACACACATTCATGAAATTCTTTTCAGCAAATACACCTGCAGTGGATACAGGATTATCCAAGAAACAGATCTTTGATGAATACGTGACTCGTATGAAACTAAGTAATGGTCCAGAAGCAACACAATTATTGACTGAACACTGTCCTGCGTGTAATGTAGCGCGTGAAGAAATCAGTTCGGAAGGTATTTTAGTCTGTCCTTCTTGCGGGTCTGAAGAGTATGCGTTAGTCGTTTCAGATTTTCCAAGTTTTCGTGATCCACCCAAAGACCGAAACAATTACGCATACAAAAAGATCAACCATCTCAATGAGATTCTGAACCAGTTTCAAGCAAAGGAATCTACCATTATTCCCGAAGAAGTGATGAATGAAGTGATCTTAGAAATCAAGAAACGAAGGATTGATAATATTGCCGATATGTCTGAAGAGGATATACGTCAGATTCTGAAAAAGTTAGGACGATCCAAGTATTACGAGCATCGTGCTCATATTTTGAGTCGATTGAACGGCAATCCTCCACCAACCATTACCCCTGAAATTGAGGAAAAGGTTCGTGCAATGTTTCAGGAAATTCAGGCGCCGTTCTTGTTGTATTGTCCGAATGACCGAACGAACTTTCTGTCGTATTCCTACATTTTGTACAAGTTCTTTGAGTTGCTGGACTTAGATGAGTACAAAGTGTTCTTTCCTTTATTGAAATCACGCGACCGATTGATTGCTCATGACACAATCTGGGCAAAGATCTGTGATTATCTGAACTGGGAGTTCATAAGATCTGTCTAGGTGGAATACCAATACCTTCAGAGACTTCCCAACCAATATCCATTAACATAGATACTGGTATCCGAAGTTCTTCTAGACCTGCACTTTTTAAGTTTTTTGCAACTGGTGGTTTATTATTGATAATTTGACTAGCATTGATAAGAGTCTTTCTAAGGAATGGAGATGTAGTGGTTTTTATTTTATACTTTTTGATGTCATTTTCATCTGTAAGTTTCCAAGCTAACGTATTAGCATAGTTACGAGAATGAAATTGTTCTCCATCAGTTAAAGTTTCATAATAATTACATGTTGTTGCTTTTATGAGTTCTTTTGTGCTTATATCTCGTAAAACAACTGCAGTTGGAACTTTAGTAAAATTTTTATATACAAATATTCCGCTTGCAGGGTATGGTTTTTCAGAATAGTCATCAAATTCTTTCATACGAAGAGATGCTATATCCATGTTATCAAGTTTTGTATGTTTATATACAGTTAGAATGATAGTAATTCATTTTAAGTGAATATTTGAAAACTCTTCGTAGATATAAGTAAATGAATAGCACAACAACGTATGAAGTAGTTGGAGACTTTCTAAAAGTTTTTGAAGCAGGAGGTGTACAAGATGTTAAAACTACATTCAACTATATTAAGAATGGAAATATAGAAATAACAGGACCGATTGAGACCCCAAAAACAATAGCTATACTTGGTTCTACTTCTGATAGTAAAATAGTTATAGATGCTACTGGAATTGATCATTATAACAAACGCAACTTTAACTATGTTCCAGATTTGAGTGGATTTGTTCAAAATCTAATGAGAGTTATAGGTATTACTGCCCCTGTTGGAACTGGTATACGTGCACTAAGAGAAC